TGGATAACTATGTGGATAACTAACATTTTTATGGGTAATTGCCTGTGGATAACTATACTGCTATACTGTTTATATGAAATATATAATTCAGACTTTTCCAAGATCAGGTGCTAACTTCTTTGCCAATAACCTAAGCCTATCCTGTGATAGATATGTAGGGGTAAGTCATCAGACTTTAGAACGTAATGAGAAAACCACAGTAATCCATATAGTTAGAAACCCTATAGACTCTATAGCATCTATTATCTGGGTCAATGAACAATTAATGGGTGGAACTGATATGGGTATTCCTAGCCAGATTGAAAATTACATTAAAATGTATGAGTTCATCCTATCTCATGACAACTACATCATATGCTTTGATAAACTAATTGCAGATCCAGATAAGACCATCTCAGACTTTCTAGCACATAGAGGTGTAGAATATACCAAAAAGACTATAGAAAATACTGTGGATGTACCAAGCATAGGCTTTCATTCATCATCAAGAGATAACCCTAGATATCAAGAAATCTATGAGGCTGTATCTAACTATAAGTCAAGAGAATTTGATCAATGTCATGAACTCTATACTAAAGCATTAGCCTTGTGTCATTAAAAATCGGGGGACATAACAACCTTGATAGCCTTATTGACCATACGGATCAAGCCTTTCTTTGATATCGCTGATGCATCAAATGTCTCCGTATAGCCTCCTTGTGGCATATCTTCCTTATGTAGGAATGGCTTATGCTTCTTCTTAAGTGTTTGTATTACTAGGGATTCTACTGCTCTTGCCTTATCCCGTTCGAAAAAGTGCCAATAGGATACTAGGATCCATCCTTTGGTCCTATGACTGGCAAACCTCTTACCTGTGATATCTGATATACCTACCTTAATAGCCTTGTGTATAGGGCTGTAGAGTATGTATAGGATGGCTTCGTTCATTCATCTATTATACTTGACATACCCTGCAATTTTTGATATGATTATCCTATGACAGGTGAATATATGATCCCCTCTGAAATAGAACTAACAGATGCCGAAAAAGCCATGTTGAGAAGTCATGGCATTACTGTATGGGAGCCTCACAAGATGTCTAAACAGGAACTACAAGAGGCATATGATTGGTTGATAGAGAATGGACTTTAGTAAGTGACATTAGACAACGAATCAGCATATCCCAACTGTGGAACTTCGACTGGGTATGTTAGACACATTAGGGAAAAAACTCCTCCATGTAGACCATGTAAAGATGCTAGAAATAAATACTCTGTAGATCGTTATAAAAAAATACATGGGTCAAAAATTTTAAAACCTTGTGGAACATATGCTGCATATAGAAGACATCAAAGAAATAATGAAACTCCATGTGAAGAGTGCATAAAAGCAAATAGACAAAGATCTGCAAAAAGAAATTTTATTCTATTAGGAAAAGATTATAATGAATTACAGGTTATAGGTGAATATGGGGCTAATTGTTATTTATGTGGCATAGTTATTGATTTTATGGCTCCTCGAAAAGTAGGGGTTCCAGGTTGGGAAAATGGTTTGCATATTGATCATTTAACACCAATATCTAAGAATGGCTTAGATAGCCTTGAAAATGTAAGACCTACTCATGCATTATGTAATTTGAAAAAATGGGCTAATGTTTGACATACCCTGCCAAAATCGCTATACTTGTGTTATGATCAATCTAGAAATACCAGACCCATTCACGCAGTTCAGGATAGATAAATACAACCGCACAAAAGGATTACGATATGACTTCTTTTCAGGCGAATGGGATATGGAGTGTGCTGCATGTGGAGAACCACTTAATGCACCAAACCGAAAGACTATGATTAAGATCAGGCTATACCATACAAGAAATGAGTGCTTAGGTGGATACTAATTGCTGTACTATATCTAAGGATGATGATGCTTTCTGGGATACCCACCAAACCATGTCAGATGGTCATATCTGGTGTGTTACCAAGTCTATTGTTGATAAGGCTAAGGCTCAAGTTAAGGCTAAGTATGGCAATAAGAAAAGACATCGCCAATGAGGTCTTGCACTGCCATTACAAAGAAGAAAAAACCATGCCCAATTTATGTTGATGATTGGCGAACTGTTGACCTATGCCATGTCCATGATCCAAATGGAAAGTTTAGAACACAGGTAAGAAATGGCACGACTAGAAGACTTAGAAAAGAAAATTCACCTAAAGTAAAAAAAGAATGTCAGCATACTTGGTATATGCGTGAAGATGGTATACAATGTACTAAGTGTTTAGTTATATGGGAGAGCGATGAAAGAGCCTAAGATTATGTCTATGGACTGGCGTAGCCTAGGCTATTGGCCTGTGTGGAAAGACGGAAAGAAAGTGTGGGTGCCAAAAGATGATAAACTATTCAACCAAACATCAGAAGACGAGTAATATTTTATTACGATGGATTGCAAATATCTCTGGAGAGTTTGCAGGCAATCACCTAGTTAAGTGTGTTAATATGGATGAAGATCAAGAGTATGGTCTTGCCTATAAGTACCACGCAAAAATGTGGAAGTATCTTAATAAGCCTTACGAACGATGGGGTACTTACTACACTATAGATATGGATGCATGGAGAGAATTCTTAACAGATAGCGAGTCGCAAGACTCGTAGGGATGTTTAAGCATCTCTATTTTGCGCCGAACTTTAAACACTTGACATACTTATCGCCGAACTGTATAATGGGTATATGAGTATAGATGAAATGATGTTGCGAGAAGAGATTGCAAGGGCTATTGAGGCCATCCCTCTTGGAGAAGAAAATGCACAACTTAATGCATTAGGAATGCGTATGCTTGCTGCCAGATTAGCAAGAGGTGATGATAATTATATGACAAAACACTTTGAAACTCAGGTTGATTTCGAATAGTTTTTGCGTATGATATAATAATATAATGATTGAAACAAGATATCAAGAAAAATGTTACTATTGCGATCAAGTTGGAGAATATACACAACTTGTTGGAGAAGATCCAAACTTCTCGATGTCTTTGGTATGTAAAAAACACCTTATCTTTGACATGACATCTTAAATATGGTATGATTGTTATATGAAAAATACTTATAAGTGTCCAGAGTGCAAGACCTCTATTGTAATTACTACTAAGGTTCATGCTCTTCCTGAATCCATCATGTGTCCCTGCGACATTGTGATGCCATTAGAATCATCTAAATAAAATGTGGTCATGGATATTAGCCTTTATTGGCGTGTCTGGAATATTTCTTGTTGGTCGTAAGACTATCTGGGGATGGCTAGTCTTGTGTGTTAATGAGTGTCTATGGATCGTATATGCTTTAACAACAAAACAATATGGCTTTATCTTTGCAGCAGTTGCTTATGGAATAGTATACGTTAAGTCATTTATGCATTGGAGAAAAGATGAACTTTCAGTCTGAGTCAAAAAGATCTGGGGATAAGTTCGAGGACTTAGTTCTTTTGGACTTAGGGGCTAGAGGATTTAGTAAGATAGACAAGAATGTCTACATGCCTGCTACTGGCTGTGAAGTAGACTTTGTTGCACATGGAGATAGATTTGAGTATGTCGAGTGTAAGGGTGGCCTTGAAGGTGAAAAGAAGCGCCCAGGAGCAAAGAGAACAGACAATGTAAAGAAGGCTGTTGCTAATGGCTCTATCATGAAGAAGGTCTATGAAGAGATGTATTATGTTGTGTATTTTTCTGACACCCCTGAACCAGGATCTTATTCTGATGAGATGCTTAAGATAGCACTGAAGTATGGTATTATTGATGAGGTAAGATACCTTTTACCCGTTAGGAATCAACTAATTGAACTACAATAATTATATAGAACAGTATGATAAGATTGGATATTCTGCTGACAATATTATAACTATTAACAACTTCCTAACCCCTGAAGAATTAGATACTTGTACTTCTTATCTAGACTCTATTACAACTCAGGGTATTGTTGGCAAAAAGTCTATTAAAAATAAAGAAGTTGTTAGAATTTTAGACTCTGTATCAGAAAGATTTTACTTACAACTAAAAGAGCACTTCGGGGATAAGTACTCTGTTCCCATAAAAAAGAAGCCTTTGGTTGCTCCACATTTTCACAAATGGGATATGCTTTTAACTGATGCATTACCCGAACATTCAGATTGTGAGACAAAAGATGGAACCCCAGTGATGACTAACGCCTACTTTATGTATAATCTTACAGCAATCTGCTATTTAAATGACGACTTTACTGGTGGACAAACATATTTTTCTAAATATGGGGTAAATATAGTTCCAAAGGCTGGAGATTTACTTATTTTTCCAAGTAGATATAGACACGGAGTAACGGAAATGTCTGGTGGGATAAGATACACCTTGCCAACATGGTTTACATTTGATATTGATGCAGAATTAGAAGAAGAGATCATTGTTGAGGGTAACGGTAAAGAACTTTTTTGAATTATGCTATAATAAGTATTGAGTAG